TTGGCAACCATTGGACATCCCCAATTTCGGTAGAATCTAATGGTTTTCGCGGGTAAACATCACGCATAAGTTGCAAGACATAAAATAGTTTGTTCCCTAGTAACAAAGTTCCGTATTTTTTATATTTCTGGGTACTTATCATAATACCTGTCTCTTCCAACAACTCTCTACGAGCACAATCGAAATATAATTTGTACTTCAATTCGTAAGGTTCCATGTGTCCTTTCGGTAAACCCCATTTCAATGACTCGTTTTGAAAAATCACCAACACAGATTCAAGTGTTTTGTTTAGAAGAATGATTCCACATTCCGTAATACGTCTGTGCATATCAATATATGATTTTATATTGAACTAAATACCCTTTTACGTTTTGTATCTAAATCAATTTTTTATATATTTGTAAAACATAATAATGAGTTTTTATAGTTCGTTAACAGACAGTCGTATAGGTGACTTCACTCATAACAATATGGTTCCGTTTTTCGGTGGAAGTATTAAGCAAAACACAGATGTATTTGCAAACAATTCGCGTCTGCATGCACACACAGGTGTTCGGGACATTGCCGTTGATATTGAACATAACGAAGAAAATCGATTCAATGACATCACTACAACACGATTTACACCTGTGGATATGGGATATCAAGAGCAATTCAACAGGATAGAACAGCCAAAAATAATGAACAACGTGTTACCAGCCGAACAAATACGTGTTGGACAAGGCAGTAAAACCACAGACCCTTCAAAACCGTCTGGTGGGTTCCATCATGATGCATTTCGTGATGAAATTCAACTCTACAATACTGTTGACGAATTACGAGTTGCAAATAAACCTCAGATAACCTATGAAGGAAGAGTCATCGACGGTGTAAAGGAAAAGAAAAACGGTAAGATTGGAAAAATGGAAAAAAATAGAGTCGACACTTATTATGAAAAAACAGATAAAGACCTTTTTAAAACAACTGGTGCCTACACAAAACCAAAACAACATCCTGTTGTTGAAGTTAAAGATACAACCCGAACTTGCACATCTACAGAATATCAAGGAATTCCTTATCAAAATCGAGGTGAAACAAAATTTGCACCAGTACGTGAACCGTTTAAGAAAATACTAAATACGTTTGGTAATCGAAATGGAAAAACTAACGTGAAACATAATAAAAATGATGATTATGGTAAAACAAACATATTAGTTTACAATAACGAACGTGACATCACATCCACCAAAACATATGAAGGTAATTTAACATCTTACGTGAAATCGATGATTGCACCTCTAACAGACTCTCTCAAACGAACAAACAAAGAACATTTTGTAAAGAACGGACGAGAATTCGGTTCAATGCAAACAACTCATCCTAAAAAACAAACCATACATGATCCAAATGATGTTGCAAAAACCACTCTGAAAGAGACTGCAATTCATGACACACGCACAGGAAATTTCAAAGGAAATGAAAAAATTACAGTATACGATCCAAACGATGTAGCAAGAACGACCATAAAAGAGACTATGATCCATGATTCACACACAGGAAACATTCGTCCCTTTAGAAAAAAAACCATTGTATATGATCCCAAAGAAATTGCCAAACGCACTGTTCGCGAAACACTTCGTTCAGAAAATACAACAATGAATCTTAAAGGGCATCACAAACAAACCATATACGACCCTAATGATATTGCACGTACAACAATTAAAGAGACTACTATTGATAACGATGATATAGGATACGTGTCTGGTATAGCGCGGGGAGATGGTCATCTTACGAATCAACACGATGCGAAAATAACAAACAAACAAATAACGTCTGATAATGAATATATTGGAAATGCGGATCAAGCAAACGAAGATGGATACAAAAATGCAAACTTTAATGCGAAGATAACAAACAAACAAATAACATCAGACAACGATTATTATGGAAGTCTTTCGGGTATGGATGAAATGAAATCGTACGACGATATATACAATGCAATCATAAATAACACTAAACAAAACACTCTTATCAAACCAGAACCAACACAGACTGGGTTGAAAAGAACAAGTGGTACAGAGAACGTAGTATTGACACAAATGAAGGATCCTAGTAACATAAACTTCAATTTTGTTTCCAAGGTGTATCAAGAACCACCTACTAAAACAAACATGGTTGTTACCCAAGACAAAGAACACTATTTAGAAAACAATCGTCTTGATCCAGTTATTATGGAGAGTACAATAAAAAATCCGTATTCCCAATCTATATTGAATGCAATTTGAGAAGGTCGTTTTTTTATCACGATTAAAAATTTTTTGATTAAATAAATGGACGAATATTCAAGTGAACTCATTTCACGTTGTAAACCAATTTTTTTTCAAGGATTCAAGGCGATTTATGATACAACGGTTTCAAAATCGAAAAACAAGAAATACATTTTGCGAGAGTTTCAAGAGGCCTTAGAATCCATTCCGAATTGGAATTCCAAAATTATTGAAAATGAATATGAAAGATTTAAAATAACAACACGGTGTAATTGGATTGATGATTTGATAGAGGCCGCTTTTTTATCTCTTGCAAAACGGATGGTGAAACATCGTGAGAACTCTAAAATTGATTTAGTAATTCCACACAGTCCAGAATTCATTCATAAATGTTACATCAACATTGCTAGGGAATTTTGGAAAAAACCTAAACTGTTTTTTCAAAAGGTTTCTAGAGATGAATTGAAGGAAAACATGCTCGAAATCCATGAAATTATATCCGCCATGATTTTGGAAACGCTTCGTCTAGAACTTCCTTATAAAGATATGTTGAAAAACTTTCTGGATAAACCTACGACAACGGATACCACTCGTGAAGATATGACTTCAAGATCGTTGAACGACACAGTACTTGAAATAAATCAACCAAATGAATGTAACAATCAAAATGAAATTGTCGAAACTATGAATTCAAACAAAACCAATGGATGTGGAGAAACGAACGACAACCTTGAATTATTGTCAAACGACAATTCGCAAAGTTTGTGTGAGATAGAAACCTCAAGTGATGACCATCATGTCCACACAAATATCGATAAACACACCCAAGAGGTGCTCGCAGAGACTCAGGAAGACCCAACAGCCGTTGACACCCAAGAGGTGCTCGCAGAGACTCAGGAAGACCCAACAGCCGTTGACACCCAAGAGGTGCTCTCAGAGACTCAAGAAGACCCAACAGCCGTTGACACCCAAGAGGTGCTCTCAGAGACTCAGGAAGACGCAACAGCCGTTGACACCCAAGAGGTGCTCTCAGAGACTCAGGAAGACGCAACAGAAGTTGACACCCAAGAGGTGCTCGCAGAGACTCAGGAAGACGCAACAGAAGTTGACACCCAAGAGGTGCTCTCAGAGACTCAGGAAGACGCAACAGAAGTTGACACCCAAGAGGTGCTCTCAGAGACTCAGGAAGACGCAACAGCCGTTGACACCCAAGAGGTGCTCTCAGAGACTCAGGAAGACGCAACAGCCGTTGACACCCAAGAGGTGCTCTCAGAGACTCAGGAAGATTCTGTGGCGGTGGTGGACGCGAACGACTCACCAAATAAAATTAATAATCAATCAATAAAAATTGTAGATTTTAAAACAAAAATTTTAAAAAGAAAGAACTCTGATAAAGTCAAACGTTTACTCGGGATTGATTTATCCACGAACAGATTGGATTCTAGACTTTCTAGAGACAAACTTAAAAAATATTTGTTACTCAAATCACAGAGTTAGTATCACGTTCCGTTTCTTCCATATTTAATCTTTATGTACAATAAATGGAATATAAAGGTATATTGATAGCTTTAACGATTGCAGCTTGTATTACTACATATATGCACCATTCAAAAAAAGAATCAAAACAATCTGAAACAAAACCAGATCACTATCAGTCCATCATTATATTTATTATCATTTTCTTAATTTCATATATGATGTTCATTTTGATATCAGATACTAAGGATAACACTAATGTTTACAACAACATCAAAATTGGAGATCCTCCGTTTTGATGATACTGAAAATAATCTTTTGTGCTATTAACAATGAAATTAGAATTACGAAAATTCGATATTTCAACGATTACTGATGATAAAGTTGTCGTAATGATAGGTAAACGAAATACTGGGAAATCGTTCTTGATAAAAGATCTTTTATACTACAATAACTCTTTTCAAGTCGGAACTGTCATATCTGGAACAGAAGCTGCGAACGGATTCTTTGGAGAGTTTATTCCTAAAATGTTCATTCATGATGAATATCGTTCTACAATTATAGATAATGTAGTCAAAAGACAACAATCCCTATTGAAAAATATAAAGAAGGAAGTTCATAAATATGGTTCTTCACAAATAGACCCTCGAGCGTTTCTCATACTCGATGATTGCTTATACGATTCGTCTTGGACTAAGGAAAAAAATGTAAGGGCATTGTTTATGAACGGTCGTCACTTAAAAATGTTCTTTGTCATATCTATGCAATACCCACTGGGAATACCTCCAAATCTAAGAACTAATATAGATTATATTTTTATACTTCGTGAAAATATCGTAGCAAATAGGAAACGAATATACGACAACTATGCAGGAATGTTTCAAAACTTCGAAATCTTTTGTCAGGTGATGGATCAATGTACTGAAAATTATGAGTGTCTTGTGATAGACAATACAACGAAAAGCAACAAACTTGAAGATAATGTATTTTGGTATAAAGCAGAAAACCACGCACCTTTTACCATATGCAACAGACAATTCTGGGAATTGAGTAAAAGAATGGGTAACAATGAAGACGAAGACGACAGAGAAGACGACTATGATCCCTCTGTATTTAGAAAGAAAAAACCATCGATAAATGTGAAAAAGAAAAGTTCATCATCATGAATTTGAATTCTTATTAATACATTCCCAATCCACGATGTGAAAACGAATCATCAAATATAGAACTATACAACGGTTCTTTTGTTCCAGCAATAAATACGTCATCATACATTGCTCTAGGAACAAACTTGTATACGATTTTCTTTTCATTTTTATATTTATCAATCTCGTCTCGATACGTTCCGTCAATGATCATAATGATTCCTATGATAAATATAATAAAAACAATACTTTTCATTCTTTTTTATTTACATACTTTTTAATACAGTTTTATATCTCTTTCGTGTCTTCCTTGCTAGACAACCAAGGATCTTTTTTCTCTATCCCTTCCGTTGTCACCGTATCTTGTTCTTCATCATTTTTATCTTCATCTTCGGTAAGAATTACGTTGCTTGTAATCGTTTTCTGATTGTCTTCCTCAATCTTTTTCATGAGTTCATCTTTGCGATCCATGAACAAAGCATTCTTGTTCTCTGTATTTTCTAAATAACTCTTCATAAGCGTATTCAGTTGAGTTTCTGCAAACTCTTGGTCACCAACTTCATCTGGATTGGGATTCCATGGAACCCAGCATCCAACCTCGGCAATATAGATGTTAAATTTTTGTTGATCCATTTTACGCAAAATATCTGCACGTTGTTGTGCTTCTTCTAATGTATCATAGGTTCCTCTGATTTTTAACCCTCGCACATTGGTCTGAAAGTTATTTTCTGAATTGAATTCATGATCAAGTTTGTCTCCAGCAGAAGAAACGAATGATTTAAAATGAGTATGAATTTCACTAGGTTTAAAATAAAGTTCGTTATTTTCTTTGAAGATTCGTATTTGATCTAACTTTTCTGGATATTGTTCTTCAAATTCATTGAACAGGTCCGAAAGAGATTTTGAAAAACTAGTCAAAAACTTTTCCAAGTAGAAATGTTCCTTCTTCTTAATCAGTTCCTCGGGGGATAAAAAGGATACACAAGTAAAGTTTTGACCACGAATCTTAGAATCTGTATCCAAGTAATCTTTTTCTTTTGTTGGAATCATTTGAGAAATACATTAGCATTATTTTTAAGTAATTGTTTGAATGAATAAATAAATAAATAAATAAATAAATAAAATATATTCATATAAATAAATATAAATGGCTTACACGTTCGATTTTATGGAAGTATTCATTAGAGTATTAAAGTACATCATGGAAGGCTTGGTTGTGTCGACTGCTGCATTTCTCCTACCCAATAAAAAGATGTCATTTGAAGATGTTGCTTTAATCGGTTTTATCGCTGCAGCAACCTTCAGCTTATTAGATTTATTCAGCCCTAGTCTCGGTGTGAGCGCGAGATCTGGCGCTGGTTTAGGCATTGGTGCCAACTTAGTGGGTTTCCCCTCTCCAGGAAATATGCCTGTGCTTCCAAGTGCCTAGATACTTCGTATAAAGGTCCAATTTAAATCCAAGCAAATCTTTTTCCATATTTCTTCCTGCTGATGTAATTTTTCTCTACTTTTCAACAAAGGAAAATGTTTCAAGTATTCTGGTTTGTCCAGTAATTGAATGAATTTATGAATCACGTACGAATATGACAGAAAGTTCTTTCGGATTAATGGTGAATGTTTTAAAAAGGGAACTTGGATCTCTTTGAACATATTACGCAACTTTTCCTCTAATTCAGGGGTCAGATTAGGGTTCGGTATACCAGTTATACGATTTAAGATGTATGGAATGTGTTCATAATATTTGTTAATTTTGAGTTTTTTCAAAATTTCTTTAATCTTATTTCTGCTTAGGTCTTTGGTATTATAAATGCGTTGTTTCTTCAGTTCTAACATGATTCGATCAAAAACTTCTTCAGGTATGTCTGTAGTTTCTTTACCTTGTATTTGATTTAACCATTCTTGATAATGATTTATTCGTTTGTATGAAAAATAACTAATCTCCTTTGGAGGATCTTTATACGAAGGCTTTTCATTGTCAGTTAATAAATGATATACAGCAAAACAATCATTACAGTATGCTATACTATCATTGTGTAAAAATGTTTTTGAAGAAGACGAACAATGCTCACAGTTCGCAGCAACTATATTATTTATATTGTCATTTATATAATTCGAATCTGTTAACGACAAGTATTTGTCCAATAACGATGCACGATTAAAGTCATGCTCGTTTTCTGAGTTATTTTCATCGTCTATGTCATCT